TAGCTCTGAGAATCCAATCTTCCACCTGACTCAGCAGCTTTGTGATAGCAAAGTATCTTACTAATTCCTTTGCCTCAGAGTAAGGTAGCTTCTTGAGGACAGCCTCATCTACTTTAGGATTACCCTTCTCTGTCTTAGGCGGTTTCCAGTTATACTTGGTAGCCAACCTTTCCGCTATCTGCTTCCGAGAACCGGGGTTAAACACAGTGACCTTATCCTTTAACCTCTTACCGGTCTTATCAGAGTATCTTTCCTCAGTAATAGGTAAGAATATCTGACCAAGATCGTCCTCTATACCTACCTTTTCCATGAGAAGGTCAGCTTCGAGGGACTCAGCGGCCTTGAGATTAAACCCAAAGCCATTAACGATTTGATCCGAAACAATCCGTGCGACTTTATGCTCCAACTTTACCGACTTCGAATACTGTTTTACATAAGCCTGCTCTGCATGGAATATCTTAGCTGTTATAGCTACGTCCTGCTTACAGTAACGAACCATCTCTTCTGTCAGCTGAGAGAAATCGTGGAATTCCTGCTTAGGAAAATCGAAATACTCTCCCCAAGACTTTAGACTATTAGATCCCATCGGGTGGTTCTGTCTGTCTGGATACATCAACCGAGAAACAATCAATGTATCAAAGAATTTAACATCAATCCGACCATAGTATCTCTCAAGCATTGGGATATCATACATGATGATATTATGTCCGATCAATAAGTCAGCAGTCTTCAGGAAAGCAACGCCTTCCATCATCTCTCCTCGTAGGAATTCCCAAGTTTCGCCTGTGTCTACGTCTTCCACACACATGCAGAAGATATCATCGCCCTCTGGGATAGGGCAACCTTTCTTATTAATGACAACTTCGCTCAGGCCGTTGGCCTCGATGTCGAAAGCAAGTCTCATTGTTTAAATCCTTATATTATTTACTGCTTTTTCTGTAGATCCCGTAAGACCTAGGAATTTATTAATTGTTTTGATTGTTATCTCAGGAGTGTCTAGCATATCCTCAAAGAATATTTTAAAAGTCCTGACACGAGAGTCTCTCCACCACCTCGCTATTGAAGCACTACCAAAGTTAACTATATTCTTGAACTGCTGGAGATCTAAGTGCCTATACAGTTCGAGAGACCTCGCACGTTGGCTTAGGGGGTCCAGGCGGCCTGCTTTTATTTCTTTATCCATAACTTCTACATCAAGTATAGCAAGCTTCATAAAGCTTAGGGCCTGAGCGTCTCTGTCCCGTCGATCACAAAGTATAACTCTAGAAGTAAGTCCTTCTGGGATTAACATAGGACCTATAGGTCCTAGTACCTTTACGCCCTTGCCTTGGTTTGCGTCAGTAAAATAGCTTAGCTGTTTCTCAAAAGGTATATCATAATAACCTTGGGGATTGTGTTTGGAGATCCTTTCTTGAAGATCCTCTGGCACGTCTTGGCTGTGGAGATAGCTATTCCCTTGGAAGTCGTAGTCATCTACGCCAACCAAGGGAACCCCGAGATGCTGGATGGTCTGCATCATCAGGCTTGAGCCACTCCTAGGCATACCGGATACTACAATCATGTGTCTGGGTCTACAATAGTCTTACCTTCGTCAGTTAACGCGAAGTCAACCTCTCGTAAGCGACCATTGTCTCGATCAAACAACAAGCATGTAGCTACTCCAGCTCTACCTGTCAACCTATTCTTGAGAACTCTAACTGTCGTAGTGTTTGCAATGATAGGATCAGGATTCTGTCGATCTCTCTCAAGAGCAACCACAACATTAGGTACAGAAGATAATGATCCAGAACCTCTAAGGTCCTGAAGTGTAATGCGATCCCCTTCTTCATAAGACTTGATTGTCTTCTTGAGTTGGGATACCACATCAATCCTTACGCCAGTCCTAGATACTAATGACCTCAATTGTTTCATGATATTATCAATCAACAATCTCTCAGAGTTATTGTTATCAAAGTCAGAGCCAGAAGTACCGAGCAACCCTGAGGCTGCTGCGGTGATGTGGTCTAGTACAATAACGTCAACACCCAAAGATACTGCCATGAATTCCATTCTTGCACAGAGGTTCTCCAGTGCTGAGTTACCTAGGTGATCGTAAACATATAGACTCGTAGCCTCAAGCATCTTACGTGCCTCTGCATACTCATCATCAGTAAGCTCATCGATCACATCAATATCAAAGCGAGGCTTCCCTAGCTTCTCCCTCAGTTCATTCATGAGCTTCTTCGCTCTGATTGCCCTGACGGGTTTGTTTAGTATCAAAGAAACCATATCATCCACAGTCTCTTGAGGAGACTCTTCAAGCATGATAGCACCGACGCTACGGCCTTCAGATAAGTGGTGATGCATGAGCTCCCTAAGGATGGTGGACTTTCCCGAGCCCGTACCGCTAGCCCATAAGGTAATCTCTCCACTCCGCTGTCCGAGAAGGAACTCAGAAAGATTGTCGAACGGAAACGGATAGACCTTAGTCTGCTCCAATCCCGGCTCGGCTACTACCTGAGACACATGAACGATCTCGTCAGGACTATAGTGCTGGGCTTCCCAGATAGCGGAAACAACAGACTTACCTTGTCCGTTGATCAGACATTCATTTGCATCCTTATACGGAAGCTTGGCTACCTTACACTTACCGGGAGGCAAGAGTTCTGCTACTGACTGTACTGCATCCTGTCCTGCCTCATCCTGATCAAACATTAAGATGATCTCATCATAAGATGATAAGAACTCAAGGTTATCCTTGATAGCTCTAGCAGCACCAGCTGCACCATTAGGCAGAGATACCACGGGCCACTTATTATTTAGCAGTTGTGATACTGACATGCAGTCGATCTCACCCTCGGTGATTGTAATCATACGACCGCCTCTGGCTTTGAACAACTCTTGTCCCCAGAGAGGAACACCAGTTGTTTGACCACGCCACTGGAAGGTCTTGTTTGGACCCCTCAGTTTCTGTGATATTCTTGCACCGTCCCTAAAGAACGAGGCAATCTCCACACGCTTGCCGTTACTCACTAAGGATTCATAGCCATACTTACGGCAGGTGTCCTCATTGATACGGCGTTCAGGAATACCGGCTATACTACCGCTGAGAAACTTAAGACCATTAGTCTTCTTCTCAGTCTTCACGGAGTATTCCTCTTCAGAAGGTTGTGTATTCAAAGTGTCAGATCCTTTCGAAACAAACTTACACGCAAAACAATATTGACCTCCGTCATCGTACACGGCTAGGTTATCACCTGCTGTGTCGTTACCTGCGGAGGCACACTTCGGGCATCTACTACGAGATACTACTTTGGACATTTACATGCTCACTTATTCCAAGGAAGCCACTTAGCTGCCCATGTATACAGGGGGCGACCGACTACTGCACCTGCCACGAAGACAACGATGCTATAAAACACAGTACCGAGAATAGAACTAATCATAGTTTCAACTCCTTAAGCTTGAGATTATCATCATTGACAATCTTCCATACAATTTTACCACTCCACGCCAAGCTGATTGCACCGGTTGCAATGGCCACAGGCAGGAAAAACCAATTACCATACATATATAACGCATAGTTAATTCCTATAAATATTACTCCACCGATGACGGGTCGCCATCCCATGGATCCTCTTGAAATTACGAGCAAAACCATACCACCCAAGACACATACGCCACCGATCCACCCAAGCATGGGGCTACATGCAGAGGAAGAACTAACAGCAGCAGGCATCTGAGTAGGTACAGAATTTTTCGCCGTGTCGAACCAACTCGTGGTACCACACCCTGCTAAGAACAACGTCATTGCCAACGTGAATTGTTTAATCATCTATGTCCTCCGATCCCATTAAGGTATCAAGTCTTTCAATAGTCTTTCTTAGGGTCAACATCTTATCGAACCGCACCTCAGAAGGATACACAGTGTACTCCTTGAGTACCTCTCCGTCCATCTTAGATACTACGTAAGACTCACCTGTCATGGAGTGTGTATCAGTCTGTAGATATGATACACGACCCTCGTAGATATTACCATGTCTTTCCCACATAATTTCATCGCCACCCTCTAATAACATAAAGCTCTTAACTCTTCCCATTGTCCCCTCCTTGATCCCATTGATCGGCATCGTCCCCAATGAATATAGGGAAGTATTTTTCCCCAAGATGTTCGGCCATATCAAAGTCCGCCGTGTCCCAGTTACAGGCATAAGCGAAGTTCTGTATAATACTAATTAATTCGTCTCTTGTGTAATCAATTTTCATTTTTCACTGCCTTTTAGTCTGTGCACTATATTTATTGTTTTTTGCATGTTTCTTAATTTTTCTTCATGTTTTGTCATGTACTCATCATACGCACAGCGTTCATGACACATTTCCCATGACACTGTCTCTGAGTCATGCGTTTCCCAGTCATCCCAATCATGATCAAAGGGCTCAGCCTCAAACTTTTTCTTAGCCTCATCAAGTGACTCGGCTTCAATATAGACATGAGCAGTTTCAAACGCTCTGCTTATCACATCAATTTCAATTCTAAATATTTTCATTTTGTTTCCTTTCATTAAACAAATAGGCTGGGTTGGATTCGAACCAACGACCAGACGATTATGAGTCGTGTGCTCTAACCACTGAGCTACCAGCCCAATAGCCACGCTGGGACTCGAACCCAGACTTGATGGATTTTAAGTCCAGTGCCTCTGCCGATTGGGCTACGTGGCCAGACAAGGTGAGTTGGTGTCTAGGACATCTGGGGTTCCGCAGTTCTCTCGGTACCGAAAGCCGTCCGCTATTCCATCAGATTCCTCCTCACCCATTAGCACTCCCGGCAGGATTCGAACCTGCGACTGCCGGATTAGAAATCCGATACTCTATCCACTGAGTTACGGGAGCATATCAGTGAAGTCTTCTGCGTAATTAACTCCGACAATAAAGTAACCATCCTCACCTTCATTAGCCCACTGCTTTACAGCATAGACTGATTGTATTACTCTATCATCTGACCATAGATGCTCATTAAGCGCATCGAATACGGCCTTCTGATAATTATCAATATCAGGACGAGGCATGTCTAACTTAGTTGTCTTGGGTCTCGTTACGTATAACTCAACGTCAACGTAAAGAGCGCGATCATAAGGTTGGAAGTCGGGACCTAGTACCATAGGCACTAAGTCCCGACATTCTTCCCTGAACTTTTTATAAGGGCCAGCGAAGTAAGCCCCGTGTCTTGCGACACGAGGCCTACTTGCTGCGACGGGACTGATTGGGAATACCCATTCCATCAGAAGGGCATGTCATCCGTGCCTTCAGCAGCAGGAGCTGTGAAACCATCGGTAGCCTCAAAGCCACCGTTGCTATCAAAGTCTCCGCTGTTCTTCTCGATGATCTGGCAGCCGTTGAGATACAACGACAGGCTTCCATCACGGGCTAGGATTGCTGGTGCGAGACGAAGACGTACTGTGTCTCCACCGAATGGCACAGCGTCTGTCTTAGCAGCGGCTGCGTCTCGGCAAGGGAACGTCTTCTCACCCTTCTTAACCATAGTCTTAGACTTGGCCTTAAGGATGTTGCGACCCTCGTCATCTGCTTTCATGCCATTGATCTTCGTAGCACCCGACTCCTTGAGGAGTTTATCGAGCTGCTTCTGAAGAGTCTTATCAACGATCACGCTGATGTTATGGTTGCTAGTGTCGGCACCGAAGTGATCATCTGGCTGATGCAGATGAGCCCACTGTACTTCCACTGTTCCTGTTGTAAATGCTTCAATCTTTGTTGTCATCACTGGGGGACTCCTTCTTGAGTTCTTCAATCGTTTGATTAATGCCGTTAACTACGGACATTAAGGTGAAACTAACCTGTTGCATGAATGATTCTAGGTCTGCGACCTTTACAAACATGTCATTGGTTTCTTCTTCTTCGACCACTGCTGTGGTCTCTTCTTTACTAGTCATCCATTATCTCCATATATGGTTTCCCATCAATCACTACGCCAGCTCCATTCACTGGCTTCTTTAAAAAGTTACGTCCATAATACATTACTTTGTGGTGTCTGTCAACCCCACAAGGAACATTAAATCCAAATATCAGGTTGTCTGTTGGTCCAATTGTTGTATGAATTGCTCCAACTGAGTGAACATGACCAGAGA